TTAGGCATCTGCCGGGGCGTTTGGGGATACTTTTGGGGATATTTTTTCGGCGGCCGGAAAGGCCTGCAGCACGGTGCCGAGGTTGGCCTCCGGGCTGCGCTCGATGAGGTGCGTGTAAATGTTGAGCGTGGTCTCCACCTTGGAGTGCCCGGCCAGGTACTGCACGACCTTGACATTGGCCCCGGACAGGATCAGATTGGTGATGTATGTGTGCCGGAGGATGTGCGGCGTGACGTCAAAGTCGATCGTGATCTGCACCTTGGAGTTGCGCACCGTCTCGCCGAGCTTTTTCTCACGGAGCACGGTCTCGCCGCGCTCCGTGCGCTTGGCCGTGCCGGTCTGGCGGCGCGTGATGTAGCGCCAGGAGTTGCGGTACGCCGTCATGCTCCACGGCTGGCCGTCGCTGCCGCTGATGACATAGTCGCCGGTCGCGGTATGCTGCAGGTCGGCGAGGCAGCCGACGAGCGCGGGCGGGATTGGGATGTCGCGCCGGGCGGCCGCGCTTTTGAGCTCGTCCGAGACGACGGGCTGATTGTGCACCCAGCGCAGCGCGCGGCGCACGGAGATATACGGTGCAGCGCCGTCGAGATGGACGCAGTCCCACTCCAGCCCGAGGATCTCCTCGCGGCGCAGGCCGGCATAGAGGCCGAGCATCACAAAGGGATAGATGCGCGTGCCTGCGACGGCAGTCTCCAGCGTCTGCATCTGCTGGCGGGACAGCGCCTCCTTTTCGGCGGCCTTTTTGCCGCCAGCGCGCAGCCCGGCGCACGGATTGTGCCGGACGACACCGGCACGCTCGCCCGCCTCGAAAATTTTTTTGAGCGCACAGACGATCTTGTCCTGCGAGCTGCGCGACAGGTCGCCGCAGGCGCGCATCACCTCGGCGATATCGTCCTCGGAGACCTCCAGCATGTGCCGCGTGCCAATAATCGGGCAGATGTGACGGTTGATGGCGATGGCATAGTCGGACTTGCGGCTGTCGCTGAGGTGCGCCGTATAGAGCTTATACCATGTCTGCGCATACTGCCACACCATGGGATTGGACGCCAGCGCTTTGCGGCGCTCGACCTCGGCTAGACGCTCGGCAACCTTTTGCGCCAGCTCCTCCGGGTCCTTGGCGTACACGGCGATATAGACGCCGCGCTCGTCCTTGATCTTTTTTTCAGGTATTTTTGCATAGCTTCACATATTTTTCGCGCCCGGTGTGTCAGCACCGGGCGCTTGTTGTTATGTGTCCAATGTGGACACAGGCTCCGGCTCCGGCTGGATGCGGAGCTCGATTGCAGCGCCGTAAAGGCTCTCGTCTCGGTCCATCTCGTAGTGCTGCATCTGGTACTCCTCCACGCAGCGCACGATCTTGTATCTGCCGCCGTAGATCTCGGCGGTGACGCCGAGCACGCGGCCGGACCGCTGCAGCTTGTGGATGCGGCCGGTGCTGCCGCGCTTGATATACCCGATGTGCTGCCCGGCGACGAGCACCTTGATGGCATTGGGATCCTGCTCGTTGTCCGGATCGTCGACCAGCTCGACCGGGGAGTCCGGGAACGTGTACTGATAGATGCGCTGCTCCTCCATGCCGGCGTCGATGATCTCGCGCTGGGTCATGTCGTAGTCCGGGTTATCCTCGGCCAGCTCCATGATCGCGTCCAGATGGTAGGTCGTCCCAGCGACCTTGTGGCGCTCAAACGTCGCGCGCGGCCCCGCTGGTGCCTGGGTGCCGGCCGTCTCTGTGCGCTGCGGTTGTGCAGCGGGGGAGACGGTCTGCTGCGTTTGCGCAGCGGCTTGGGTGGCTTGCTGCGTTTTCGCAGCGGCGGCTGCCGCTTTGGCCGCTGCCTCGGCCTCCTGCTTTTTGGCCCAGGCATCGCGCAACTCAGCAGCGTGCGCCGCCTCGGCCGCTTCGCGCGCCGCTTTTTTGTCGCGGCTATACTGCACGACAAAGACGACGGCAAACACAGCCGCCGCGAGAATCAGCACGCCCGCGGTGTAACCGACGGCGTTGATGTGGATGGCGTTGCGGTTTGCACTCGCCAGTGCGTCACCTGCTACGGCTGCGACGATGGCCACCCAGACTGCCCAATACTGATACCACTTTTTCATGCTTTCCCCTCCCGCGCCCCAGACGGGGCGCATCTTAAAATTTTGCTCGCAGCTCGATCACGCGGCCGAGAATCTGCACGGGCAAGCTCTCAATCTCATCATTACTGTAATACATTGGCTCGTAGGCCGGATTGCTGGGGATCAGCGTCACGCCCTGCGGGCTCTTTTTTATGCGCTTGACGGTTGCATCGTCGCCGTTTACCAGTACGACAGCAATGTCGCCGCTGTCCACGTCCGGCTGGCGGCGGACGATCACAACGTCGCCGTCCGAGATCTTGGGCTCCATGCTGTGCCCCTGTACCTGCAGGCCGAAGTACTCGCCGTCACCAGCGGCGGCGGTGCTGATGTCCTCCCAGTCGATGACCTCCTCGATCGCGTCGATGGGGATGCCAGCTGCCACGCGGCCGAGGACCGGGACGCGGATGTAGCCGGGGCGCGCTGGGGTTGCTGGCTGCCCGCCGAGCAAGTAGTCAAGTGACACATCAAAATAATTCGCAATGCGCCGATATGTGTCGGTATCCGCCTCGTATTTGCCTGTCTCGTACCCAGACAGGGCGGCCTGACTGACATTGACCGACTTGGCGAGGTCTGCTTGTTTGACATTGTCGCGCTTGCGCAACTCCTTAATTCTGTTCATTTTTATCAACTCCGTTGATATCAAGATAATTGATAAAAATCGAAAAGTAAACGCAATATCAAGATAATTGAAAAAATATATTGACATATCAACACACTTGATATAAGATAGTAAATGCAATCAAGATAATTGATAAGCGGAGGTGATACCTTGGACGGCATCAAAATTTGCCGCGCGAAACGCGGTTTGACGCAGGCGGAGCTCGCGTCGGCGCTGCATGTAGGGCAAAGCACGGTCGCGATGTGGGAGACCAGCGGGTCATACCCACGCGCCGATATGCTCCCAGCAATCGCGGCAGCGCTGAGCTGCACGATCGACGACCTGTATAACGTGCCGGCCTGACCGGCAGAAAGGAGCAAAAACATGCCTGTTACCGTTGACCTTGTCTTTAGCTTGGCGTTACATGCGCAAAACGAATACATCCTTAAATTGAACAAGGCATTATTCGGCGCGCCCGACAACTTTCCGCCGGAGATGGACGAAACGCTCCGCAAAGCGCTTGCTACGGCGGAGCTGGAAGCACTGCGCATCGAGGAGCTGCGCAACAAACTCGATGACAGTATCTTAGCAATGGAGGCGTAAAAACACCATGCAGCAAAACTACCACAATATCAGCAAAAACGGCAGGCGCATTGCCGGCATGACGCAGGAGCGCTGGGCGGAGGCGCTGGACATCTCCGTGGAGAGCGTGCGCCTGTACGAGTCCGGCCGCGGGATGCCGTCAGACGATGTTGCGACGCGGATGGTCGAGGTGTCCGGCGCGCCGGTACTCGGCTACTGGCATCTGCTCAACAAATCGCGCGTCGCGGCCGACCTGCTGCCGCAGGTGGACACCATCGCCCTGCCGCAGGCCGTGATCCAGCTGCTGCGCCGGATCCGCGACTTTGATAGCTCGCACCGCATCGACCGCCTCGTGGACATTGCCGAGGATGGCCGCATCGACCAGGACGAGCGCCCGGACTTTGAGCAGATCACGCGCGAGCTCGACGGGATTGTCCAGGCTGCCATGCAGCTCAAGTATGCGAGAGGAGGGGACGAGGATGGCCATGCTGACGACTAAGGACGTGTGCGAGCAGCTGTCGATCTCGCGGTCGTCCGTCGGCCGTCTGGTCGCGCTTGGCGACCTGCCGTGCTACCAGCTGGGCAAGTCCCTGCGCTACTACCAGGCGGACATTGACGCCTATCTGGAGCGCTGCCGTGTCAAGGTGTCGCCGGCCATCACCTGCGCGCCGGTGCAGCAGCCAGCGCCGCCAAAGCGCAAGCGCGGCCGCCCAATCAAAAACACTGTCCCGGAGTATTACCCCGGCATGAAAGTGGTGTGACCTATGCAGACAAGACAAAAAAAGAGCCGTGCCCGCGGCAACGGACACGACTCAGGTGCAAAAAAGTGCAATAGCTATTGCACTTACATCTTACAGCAGATCCAAAACGATTGCAAGGGGGGATTTTTGAGATGGCCGTGATGCGCGTCGAAAAGTCGGCAAATTACACTGTCATGAGCAACCGCCATCTTGACGACACCCGCCTGAGCCTCAAGGCGATCGGCCTACTGAGCAAGATCCTGCGTCTGCCGGACGACTGGGATTACACGCTCGAGGGCCTCGCCCACATCTGCAAGGAGGGCAAGGACGCCATCCGGTCGGCAATCGTGGAGCTGGAGCAGGCGGGCTACATCGAGCGCCGCCAGACGCACGCGGCGGACGGGTCCTTTGCTGGCAACGAGTACATCGTGCACGAGGCGCCGTTTGACGCAGATGCGACACCGTCGTTGGATAATCCCACAACGGTGTCACCGTCGTCGGGAAACCCGTCGACGGATAACCCGTCAACGGGAAATCCAACGCAACCAAATACTAAAGATACCAAGTACTTAGATACTAATACCCCCCTTACCCCCCAGAGGGGGCGGCGAGCGCCGAAAAAAGAGCAAGGGCGAGAGCCGGCGTGGAAACCGGAGCGCTTTGCGGCGTTTTGGAAGTACTACCCGCGCGGCGAAAAGCCAAGGGCTGCCGCGGCCGCGTGGGACAAGCTAAAGCCGGACGATGCGCTGATCGACGACATCGCCAGAGCCCTCAAGCGCCAGATGGCCAGCGAGGAGTGGCAGCGGGGCGTCGGTATCCCGTATGCGTCGACATACCTCAACCAGCGACGCTGGGAGGACGAAAAGCATGAGCCGGCCGAGCCGCAGGGCGAGGGAGGAGGTCTCCCGCTATGGACGTAAAGCAGACCCTGATCGACGCGCAGGCCGCCGTGATCGGCAGCGTACTGATCTCGCCGGAGATCGTCGGCGACGTGATGCTGCGCGTCTCCGCGGACGACTTTTTGACGCCGCAGTACCGGCATGTGTTTGACGCTGTCCATGAGCAGTGGGCAGCATGCCAGGCCGTGGACGTGGTCACGGTGCTGCACCGCCTCGGCGACGCTTACCGTCCGCTGCTGGTGCAGATCATGGCCGACACGCCGACGGCAGCCAACTGGGAGGCCTATGCCGACGTGATGCGCGAGCAGGCAAGGCTGGCGCGCATCAAGGACGCGGCCGCCAAGATGCTGGACGCGGCCACGCTGGACGAGGCCCGCGCCGCCGTGGAGACGGCGAGCGAGTGCCTGTGCGACAGCAAGACGCTGCGCGTGGTCAGCTGGTATCAGGGGCTGTGTGAGTTTTACGAGCGCCATGCCGACGGGCACCAGCCGGACTATCTGCGCTGGGGCATCCGGCAGCTGGACGAGCGCCTGTACGCCGAGCGCGGCGATCTTATCATCCTTGGCGGGCTGCCGTCCAGCGGCAAGACGCTGCTGGCGACGCAGTTTGCGATGCACATGGCGCGGTCTGGTCTCCGGGTCGGGATTTTTAGCCTTGAGACGTCGGACGCCAAGCTGTACGACCGCATGGTGGCACAGGTGCAGGGCATCAACTTTGGGCGCATCAAGCGCAACCAAATGGTCGCCGAGGACTATGCGTCCGCAACGACCGCGATCCGGACGGCGGAGCACATCCACCTTGACGTCATCCGGGCCTCCGGCTTCGGCGTCGCCGATGTGCAGGCGGTCGCCATGGCGCGGCGGTACGACGTGATCGTCATCGACTACGTGCAGCTGCTGCAGGCCAAGGGCAACACCCGTGTGGAGCAGGTGACCAACATCTCGCTCGCGCTGCACACGATGGCGCAGCGGGCCGGCATCGCCGTCATCGCGCTGTCGCAGCTGTCGCGCCCAGAAAAAGGGCAGCAGCGCAGCCGCACACCGTCGATGTCGGACCTGCGCGAGTCCGGCCAGCTGGAGCAGGACGCGGATGCCATCATGATCCTCGCGGCGCAGCCCGGCGGCAACCGGGTCCTGTCGATCGTCAAAAACAAAGAGGGCGAGCGCGGGGCGATCGAGCTGGTATTTGACGCGGCGCACCTGCGCATGGCGCCGCTTGTGTCCAAATCGGACACGGCAGCCCATGACGATGAGGATGACTGGCCGCGCATGCAGGCGTGGCCCAAAGCGGACACAGGAGGTGATTTGCCATGATGGTCGGTGACAAGCTGCCCGGCATGGTGCCGTCCTACGGCGTCAGCTGCACGGGCTTTGTGTCGGATAGGCAAGCCTTTACCGGCACGGTAGTGTACATCCATCCAAAGCGGCGATTTTACACCGTCGAGTTTGATATGCCCCGCGGACGCAAGTGCCGCGAGAGCTACTACTTCCCGGATCGCGCGGGCGAGCCGGATGCCAACATCACGCCGCGGCGGCCGCGGATGCCAGGCGAGACGCGAAAAAAGAAAGGTGCAAAAAAATGAAAGTAATCAGCATTGTAAATCTCAAGGGCGGCGTCGGCAAGACCGCGACCGCCATCAACATGGCCGCTATTCTGGCGACGGAGCACAGCAAGCGCGTGCTGCTGATCGACGCGGACCCGCAGGCCAACGCGACCCGCTTTTTTGGCGGCGAAAATGCTCCGGTGAAGCTTTGCGACGTGTTTACGCATCCGGATGCGTGGGACAGCTACTGCTGGATGACGCAGGTCGACGGCGTGGACATCATCCCGGCCAGCATGGACCTGCTGCAGCTCGACGTCGCGGCGGCAACCGCGGACAAGTCGCTGGTCTCCGGCTTTGGCGAGTTTGTGGAGACGATGCGCGACGAGTCGGACTATGACTACGTCATCATCGACTGCCCGCCGGGCTTTACGGCGGTGTCGATCGCGGGCATCTCCGTCAGCGACGACATCATCATCCCGGCCAAGGTCGACGCCTTTGCCATCTCCGGCATAGACGAGCTGACGGCGCAGATCCGTGCCGTGCAGACGGTGCGCAGCAGCATCCGGATCGCCGGTGTGCTGGTGACGATGTGGCACAACGCGCCGGTCGTGACGCAGGGCGAGCAGTACCTGCGCGCCATGGATATGCCGGTGTTTGAGACCACGATCCGCCGCACGGACAAGATGGACGAGGCGACCTTCGCGCGCCAGCCGATCAGCACATACAGCCGCTGGTGCGCGGCCGCCCGCGACTACCGCGATTTTGTGGACGAGTACCTGGGCAAGGAGGCGGCAGACGATGAGTAATTTTAACCTCGCGGACTACATCAAGCCGCCCGAGGGCGCTTCCAAGCCGGCCGAGCGCAGGCTGCAGATGATCCCAACGCGCAAGATTTTCGCCAACGACAAAAATTTTTACGATACGAGCAAGGTCGACGACCTGATCGACAGCATCCTGATGCAGGGCCTGCTCGACCCGCTGACCGTCCGGCCGTCCGGCGACGGCGAGGGCTACATCATCATCTCCGGCCACCGGCGTCACCGCGCGCTGATGACGATCCTGGACGACCAGCTCGTCGAGGACACAAAACCGTTTGAGACGACGCCGTGCTTTGTGCGCGAGCCGGGCGACGAGCTGATGGAGGAGCTGATGCTCATCCAGGCCAACAGCGCGACGCGCGTGCTGACCTCTGCCGAGACCTCCAAGCAGGTCGACCGCGTGCGCGACTTGCTGTACGGGCTTAAGTCCCAGGGCTACGAGTTTCCGGGCCGGATGCGCGACTACGTCGCCAGCGCGTGCAACATCTCGGCGTCCAAGATCGCCCGGCTGGACACGATCAAGACCAAGCTGATCCCGCAGATCAAGCAGTACTATGTCGACGGCCGCATGCCCGAGAGCGTGGCCTACGAGATCGCCAAGTGCTCCGAGGATGACCAGCAGCTGATTGCCAAGGTCAAGGGCAACGGCCAGGACGGCCTGTGCGCCATGCGCTGCGGCGAGGCCGAGCGCATCCTGAGCGACCGCGACAGTCTCGCCGCCCGCAAGTGCAAGTATGCATGCGGCGTCCCGTGCGGCAACGTGGTCAAGTCGCTGCAAAAGACGACCGGCAACTACATGCGCTCCTGCGAGCACACCTGCTGCATGGAGTGCTACGACATCGCCACGTGCGACAAGTACTGCAAGGTCGCCAAGGACAGGCACGAGCAGCTCCGCCAGGAAAAGGCAGAGGCCGAGCAGCGCGCGAATGACGCGATTGCCAAGCGCCGCGAGGAACGCGAGAGCAAGTGCCGCATCTACTGGGGCAGACTGACGCACGCGCTCGCCGCATACGGCGAGCAGGAGGCAGTCGCCGAGGCGCTGCACACCACTGTGGCGGGGCTTGCAAGTGGCGGCACGTATTATGCGCCTTACAGGAGTGTGGCTGTCGAGTCGCTCGACGCGCTGGTCGAGACGGCGGATATCCTCGGCGTGACCACGGACTATCTGCTCTGCCGGACGGACGACCCGCACTTTACGGTGCTGCCGCAGCGCGAGGGCGAAAAGGAGGACAACGCATGAAAATCTACATAGCAGGTAAGATCACCGGAGACCCGTACTATAAGGCCAAGTTTGCCCGCGCCGCTGCGGACATCGCCGATGCCGGCCACACGCCCATCAACCCGGCCCTGCAGCCGGAGGGCATGAGCAATGCCGACTATATGCGCATCAGCTTTGCGCAGCTGGACAGCGCCGACGCCGTCGCGTTTTTGCCAGACTGGGAGGACTCCACAGGTGCTCGTCTCGAGCACCTGTGGGTGGAGTACACCGGCAAGCCGACGTATGACATTGAGGCCAAGCGCTATGTCTGGGTGGGCTTTGTGACGACGCGAGAGGGCAAAATCCGCTGGGTCGCCGACGGCCGATGGAATTTTAACGGCTTGACACGAGACGAGGTAATGGACGCCATGCGCCGCTGCACAGAGGTCCAGGCTGAGGACGCCGAGTGCGGTGGGTGCCCAATGTATGGGGTCCAGGACTGCTGCGACGAGCTGGTGCGCGCCGCACATGAGCTGCTCAAAAATGACGATTTTGTGTTTAGCCAGTGGGAGGACGACCATGGCAAGTAATAATCATGCGTCGCGGGAGCTGGTCGGCCTGTCACTGCGGCTGCACGAGCTGGCGATACACACCGGAGACCTTAAACACACATGCCTCGGCTGCGGCTATGAGCACGACTGCGGCATCCACGGCTGTGCGGTGCTGCTGGCGGCAGAGGAAGCTGTGGTTAAGCTCAAGGCCTACGTGGATCTCGGCTTTGAGCCGGAGGAGTACAAGATGACGATGAGCGCGGACATCATAGTCCGCTGCGCGGCCGCCGCGCTTGATGTATCGGTCGAGCAGCTGTGCGAGGCGGTGGCGCTGGGGAAGGCCGGGCGCTTGATGGTGCTGCCGGAAGGGGAGGCGATGCCCAGTGAGTAAGGCCGTACTTATCAGCATCCGCCCGAAATGGTGCGAGCTGATCGCCAATGGCACAAAGACCGCTGAGGTGCGCAAGAGCCGCCCAAAGCTGCACACGCCGTTTAAGTGCTATATCTACTGCACGCGACCGAGATACCCGCACGAGGACTATATTGTGACGGATTATCCAAAGCCGCAATTTTACGGCGGCGGTAAGGTCATCGGCGAGTTTGTATGTGATGATATTGCCCACCTCCTCCGCTTTGGTGGCAGCGTCAGCCCGGAGAGATATGGCATATGCTTACCGGATTGGAGCGTTGTCCCGGCGGACGAGATCTTTGATGACGCCTGCTTGACCCGCGATGCGGCCGAGGCGTATCTCGGCGGGCGCGAAGGCTGGGCGTGGCGCATATCGGGCTTGCGCATCTATGATAAGCCTCGCGCACTGAGCACGCTTTGTCGTCCGTATGAGTGCGGTGATTGCGATGCGAAATGGGCAACTGACTGCAACGATTGCCATGACAAGGGCAAAATCAAGCGCCCGCCGCAGAGCTGGTGCTATGTGGAGGAATTGAGCAATGGCTGAATACATCGACCGAGAGAACTATTGCGAAAATATATGTCACTGTAGCAATGAATACTGCGACAGGATTAGTTGCCCTATTTGGAAAGCTCCCGCCGCCGACGTTGCGCCGGTGGTGCATGGGCGCTTTGTGCATGATGGGCCGAGATTTGCTGGCGGCGTGGACTGGTGGCATTGCAGCAACTGCGGCAGACTGGCTTCTGGCGTGGAGACGCGCTTTGACTACTGCCCGTGGTGCGGAGCGAGGATGGACGGCGACAGCGATGCATAGCGTCACGTACAAGCGGCGCAACTATCTATTTGCCGTCCGCCGCCGGCGCGTGGATGATTTGCAGCGCTGGGTGCTGTGTCTGCGCTCGCCGCGGACGCACGAGTGGCTGCCAATCCTCGGCGAGCGCCCGTTTGTCGGCCACGCCGAGGCGGAGGCAAGGCTCGCGCAGCTGGCCAAGATTAACAAATGGGAGGTGGCCTATGCCTACGGCATAGAGTTTGCGCCGCCCGAAAACAAGTAAAAAGGGATGGCGGGGCTGCGGCTCCGCCGTTTTGCGTCCTGTTAGGAGGTTACATGGCGAAAACAAAACGCTTAAAAAAGCAGACTGCCGGTCGGCTCGTGCGCGCTGTCTGCTATACGCAAGTGCTGTCAACGGACGCGCCGAGGGCACGAGCCGAAAAGGCCAAGTGCTCCACGGTGGCGCGCAGGAAGTTAAATTACCGCTTTGCGTACCAAAAGCTGCAGATGCAGCTCGCGGCCAACTTTACACGCTGCGATCTGTATGTGACGCTGACCTACGACGACGAGCACCTGCCGCCAAACCGCAAGGCGGCCAAGAAGCAGGTGGCCGCATTTTTCGACCGGATGCGCCGGCAGTACCGGCGGGCCGGGCGCGAGCTGCGCTATGTGTACGTCACGCAGGAGCTCCAGCGCGACGGCAGCCGACGATTGCACCACCATCTGATCATCAGCGCCACGGGCAGCGGCGACTATGACACCATCCGCGCGCTGTGGCCCAACGGCAGCAACGTCGAGATTATGCCAATCGGCGAGACCGAGATGTATGTGCACGACGACTTTCTGGAGCTGGCACAGTACCTGCTCCACGAGCGCAACCCGGACGCACCGGCCACGGCGGTCGGGGACCGCGGCTGGAACGCGAGTCGCAACCTGCGCAAGCCGGTCGAGGAGTCCGAGATGGTGGATGAGACAGTGACGGTCACGGCGCCGCCGGGTGCGTTTGTCCTCGACACCGACCACAAACAAAATGAGTATGGCAGCTATGATTATATAGTGTACCTCCTGCCGGAGCGCAGCGCGCGCCGCGAGTAGGCACCTATATTATCTGTCTTGGGGTTGTGTATATCTTTAGACGCAGCCCGAACAAATTGGAGGGATTTACTTGCAAAAGGATTGCAAAAGCAGTAAAATGATAGTGCAAGGCAACCGGGCTGTGTGCCCAGTGTGCCAAGCAGTGACGCGCGTCGTCATCCTGCCGGACACGGTGGTGCTCAACTTCCCGCTGTACTGCCACCGGTGCAGACGGACGACGATCGTCGACTACAACCGCATACGCCTGAGCGATAACGCCTGAGCGACCTGATTACGCAGCAATGTGTGTCAGTCGCTCGGGCGTTTTTTATTTTGCGCAGATCGCCGGGCGTCTCGGAGGTGATAGCCCGTTATGGCGACCGGTATCTACGCGGACAAGCGCTGGCCGCCGCTGCGCGCCCGCGTCCTGCGCCGCGATGATTACCTGTGCCAGCAGTGCCTGCGATACGGCAAGCACCGCGCGGCGACGACCGTGCACCACTGTTTCCCGGCCGGGCGCTACCCATGCTATGCCTGGGCGGCCTGGAATCTCGTCAGCCTTTGCTCGCGCTGCCACGACGCGATGCACGACCGCAACAGCGAGCAGCTCACACCGATTGGCGAGCAATGGCGACAGCGCGCCGAACGCCGCAAGCCCCCCCTCTCGTGACCTCCAGCGCTTACCATTCGGGGACCGGTGGGGAGGACTCTTTCCAACCGCGCCGGGTTTCCGGCGCGGGGGGATCGCGCGGGAACAAGTCAACCGGGCGCACGCGCGGGAACCTTGGAGGCGGCATTTTTGCGGCCCTGCGATTTTTGTGCAAAAACGAATCAATCCCGGCCAAAAACGTGGCCGGAACCGTGTCCAAATCGGACACAAAAGGAGCGTGAGACATGAGCAAGCGCGAGGATGCGATCCGCGACAACATGCGGCTCGCCGGCACCTACAACCAGGCCTTTGAGCCGATCATCAAGACGCTCGCCCGTGTACAGACCGAGCTCGCCCGCGCCGAGAAAGACTGGCGCGGGAACGGTGGCCACTTTGTTGCCGAGTATACCAACAAGTCCGGCGCGACCAACGTCGTCAAAGACCCGTACTATGCCGTCGTCGAGAGCCTGCGCGCCCAGGTCGTGGACATCTCCGCGCAGCTTGGGCTGACGCCGACCGGCCAGCGCCGGGTGCTGGGAAACGCAAAGGCGCCGCCCTCCGGCCCGTCCGCGTTGGAGCGGGCGCTGGCGCAGGCACGAGAGAGGGCGGGCAAATGACGCAGCGCGACATGGGCAGCATCCGGGCAAAACTCGGCGACCATCACAATGCACAGACGGTCTGGGACTACGTCACCGGCTGCCTGGACGGCACAATCCTCGCCTGCCCGGACATCCGGCAGGCGTGCGAGCGCTTTCTCGCGGATCTCGACGATCCGCGCTGGGATTTTCGGCCGGCAGAGGCCGAGTACGCGATCGAGCTGATTGAGACCATGCTATGCCACCAGCAGGGGCAGCGGCTGGACGCCACTCCACTCCGCGGACAGCCGTTTTTGCTCCTGCCGTATCACAAGTTTTGCGTGTACAACCTTCTTGGCTTTTACTTTGCCGGCACAGACGAGCGCCGGTTTAAGGAGGCGTTTATCTTTGTACCCCGGAAAAACATCAAGACGACGTTTGCGGCCGCGCTCGCGTGGGCGCTGTCGCTGATCGAGTCGCCGTCCGGGTCCAAGGTGTACATCGTCTCGGCGGCACTCAAGCAGTCACTCGAGTCTTTTGGCTTTTTGGCGTACAACGTCCGGCGGCTCGGCCTGTCCCAGGACGACGACCCCAACGGCCTGCGCATCCTGGATAACAACGCAGAGCGCAGTATCTCCGGATCGGTCGGCGAGGGGTCCATCTACATCAACGCGCTGGCGTCCAACCCGGACCAGCAGGATAGTTTTAATGCCAACATCATCATCGCCGACGAGCTGCACGCCTACAAGTCGCCCAAGCAGTACAACGTGCTCAAGGAGGCGACCAAGGCGTACACCAACAAGCTCGTCATCGGCATCTCCACGGCCGGCGACCGCGAAAACAGCTTTTGCGGCCACAGGCTTAAGTACTGCAGGCAGATCCTTAACGGCACGATCAAGTCCGCGGACGCGGATGCGCTTTTTGTGTACATCGCGGCCGCGCCGGTTGATGAGTCCGGCAACGTGGACTACACCAACGCCGACGTGCAGCGCATGGCAAACCCCGCCTATGGGGAGTCCATCCGGCCGAACGACATCATGAACGATGCGCTGCAGGCCCAAAACGACCCGCAGCAGCGCAAGGACTTTTTGGCGAAGTCCTTGAACGTCTACACCTCGGCAATGAAAGCCTACTTTAACATCGCCGAGTTTCGGGCGTCGGACGCGAAATATCACTGGACGATCGAGGAGCTGGCAAAGCTGCCGATCAAGTGGTATGGCGGCGCGGACCTGTCCAAGATGCACGACCTGACGGCGGCCTGTCTGTATGGCGTGTACCAGGGCGTCAACATCATCATCCCGCACTGCTGGTTTCCGGTCACGGCCGCGGCCGTCAAGGCCGAGGAGGACAACATCCCGCTGTTTGGCTGGCAGGAGGATGGCTGGCTGAGCATGAGCAACGACAAGTCCGTCAACCACGCCGAGATCGTGGCGTGGTTTGTGCGGATGCGGCAGATGGGCTTTAAGATCGCAGAGGTCGGCCATGACCGCAAATTTTGCCGCGAGTACTTTGCCGGCATGCGCAAGGCCGGTTTTAAGATCATCGACCAGCCGCAGTATTTTTACAAAAAATCGGAGGGCTTCCGGCACATCGAGGCCGCAGCAAAAAACGGCCTGCTGTACTACCTGCATGCCGAGCCCTACGAGTACTGCGTCCAAAACGTCCGTGCGATCGAAAAGACGGACGATATGATCCAGTACGAGAAAATCGAGCCTACACTGCGCATCGACGTCTTTGATGCGTCGGTGTTTGCCGCGATTCGGATGCTGGAAAACAGCGAGAAAGCAGCCAAGGACCTTGGCTGGTTTGCGTGAGGAGCGTGAGATATGAGACTTTTCGCGGGCCGCAAGGCGGCCAAAAAGCGAGGTGTCGGCGGCCTGATCGGGTGGATCGTCGGCAGCGACGGGTCTGCGATGCAGGTGCCCGGCTACACCCGGCTGATCGACTGCCCGGAGGTCGCCGCGGCGGTCGACGCGATCGCCGGCAGCGTCTCCAGCATGACAATCTATCTAATGGAAAACACCAAGGCGGGCGACGTGCGCGTGCGTGATGCGCTGGCGACCAAGGTGGACATCAATCCCTATGGGCTGACCACGCGCAAGACGTGGGTCGAGTGGATCGTGCGCACGATGCTGACGACCGGCGACGGCAACGCCTTTGTGCTGCCGGTGACGACCAATGGCTACCTGGACGACCTGATGCCGATGCCGGATGCAACCGCGCAGCCGGTCGGCGACAGCTACGTCGTGCAGTGGCGCGGGCGCAGTTTTGCGCCGGACGAGGTGCTGCACTTTGTGCTGCACCCGGACTTGACCTATCCGTGGCGCGGCACCGGCTACCGGGTGCAGCTGCGCGACGTGACCGCGGGCCTCAAGCAGGCCGCCGCGACCAAGAAAGGCTTTATGTCCGAAAAATGGAAGCCCTCCATTATTGTCCGCGTGGACGGCATCGCCGAGGAGTTTGCCGGGAAAGAGGGCCGCCGTAAGTTTTTGGACGATTATCTGAGCACCGACGAGGCCGGAGAGCCGTGGGTGGTGCAGGCGGACCTGATGGACGTGCAGCAGATCAAGCCCCTGTCGCTGCAGGACCTGGCAATCAACGACGCCGTGACGCTGGACAAGCGCACGGTGGCCAGCGTGATGCACGTCCCGGCGTTTTTGCTGGGCGTCGGGGACTATGACCAGGACGCCTACAACAACTACGTGCGCTCGACGGTGATGGAGATCGCCACAGCCATCCAGCAGGAGCTGACCAAAAAGCTGCTGCTCTCACCGTCCCGATACTTTAGGCTCAACCCGCGCAGCCTGTATGCCTACAGCATGGCCGACCTGTCGTCGGTCGCGTGCGACCTGTATGTGCGCGGCCTGATGACTGGCAACGAGGTGCGTGACTGGCTGGGCATGACGCCCAAAAAGGATCTTGACCAGCTCGTCATGCTGGAAAACTACATCCCCGCCGGCATGATCGGCGACCAAAAAAAGCTGATCCAGGGTCAGCAGAAGGAGGACAAAGATGCCTGATAGCAACAGCCGGCAGGGCCGGCAGCTGCGGAGCACGCCGCAGCAGTTTCGCACCCGCGATGATAGCGATGATCTCGTCATCGAGGGTTATTTTGCCGTGTTTGACAGCCCCTATGTCCTGTGGGACGGGGCAACCGAGATTGTCAAGCCGGGGGCGTTTGCCGGATGTCTGTCCGGCGACATCCGCGCACTGATCGACCACGACACACGGCTTGTGCTCGGCCGCACCAAGGCCGGCACACTGACGCTGCGCGAGGATGCGCGCGGCCTGTATGGCACAATCAAAATCAATCGAGACGATGCCGACGCCATGAGCCTCTATGCGCGCGTCCAGCGCGGTGACGTCGACCAGTGCTCGTTTGGATTTGACATTGAGGAGGAGACCTTTGTCGACCTCGGCGGCGGACAGTGCCGCTGGGAGATCAACAAGGTCAACCCGCTGTATGAGGTCTCTGTCGTGACCTACCCGGCCTACGAGGAGACCGCCGCCAAAGCCCGCCATGCGGATCTCGCCGAGATCCAGCGCCGGCAGGCCGAGGCGTGGAAAACCAAGATGATCAACAGACTGACAGGAGGAGACAACCATGGCACTTAAAGTACTGCTGCTGCGCAATAAGCTGTCCGCCGTCAACGCGACACTTGCACAGCTGCGCGAGCAGGCTACTGCGCTGGAGACCCGCGAGAGCGAGCTGGCCGCGGACATCGAGGCGGCCCAGACCGACGACGAGCGCGCCGCCTGCGAGACGGCAATCGGCGAGTTTGAGGCGGACCGTGACAAGGTAACAGCAGACATCGAGGCCGCCGAGGCGGATGCCGCGAGCCTGACCGAGCAGATCGAGGCCGCCGAGGCCAATGCCGCCGAGGCCCGCAGCGCAAACAACACCAACCCCACACATCACATTGAGAGAGGAGCACACAACACTATGCCTACCAACACCGCGGGCGGCGATGCCCGCAGCCGCTTTTACGGCATGACTTACGCCCAGCGCGACGCATTTTTTGCCCGCGAGGACGTCACCGCATTTTTGACCCGCACCCGTGAGATGCTCGGCCAGCAGCGCGCCGTGACCGGCGCCGCGCTCGGCATCCCTGAGGTGATGCTGGACATCGTCCGCGACAACATCAACCGCTACAGCAAGCTCATCGGCTTTGTCCGTCTGCGCCAGGTGCGTGGCAAAGCGCGCCAGAACATCGTCGGCACCGTGCCGGAGGCCGTGTGGACGGAGATGGTGGGCGCGCTCAACGAGCTGACCGTCACCATCAACCAGATCGAGACCGACGGCTACAAGGTCGGCGGCTATGTCTTTGTGTCCAACTGCTACCTCGAGGACGACGACAACATCGGCCTCGCGACCGAGATCCTCGACCAGCTTGGCCAGGCAATCGGCTACGCGCTGGACAAGGCCATCCTGTTTGGCACCGGCACCAAGATGCCGGTCGGCATCGCCACCCGCCTGGCGGCTGCGGCGTCTCCGACGTGGTGGGGCACCAATCAGGGCACGTTTACCAACCTCAGTACCACCCACGTGGTCAAGCTCAACATCGCGGCCAAAAACGGTGCGGAGTTTTATGCCGACCTCATCGGCACGCTGGGCGTCGCCGACACCAAGTATTCGGCCGGCAAGCCCGTCTGGGTGTGCAACCACAAGACGCACATTGACCTGCAGGCCAAGGCGCTGGCCTTTAACAGCGCGGCGGCCCTGACCGCCGGCATTACCTCCGAGATGCCGGTCGTCGGCGGCCAGATCGTGGAGCTGGACTTTGTCCCGGACAACCAGATCATCGGCGGCTACATGGATCTGTACCTGCTGGCCGAGCGCGAGGGCACGACCCTCGAGCAGTCTGCGGAGGTAAAATTTATCGAGGACCAGACGGCATTTAAGGCGACCGCCCGCTACGACGGCAAGCCGGTGCGCGGCGAGGCCTTTGTGATCGTCCGCTACGATAACACCGCAGCGACCACCAGCCTGACCTTTGCGTCTGACGCGGCCAACACTGCGCAGGCCACGCCGCCCGCTGCCGGCGGCGGCGACTAATGGCGGACGTCAACTCGGCCGAGACGGTGCTTGCGCTGCTCAAGGCTGATCTCGGCGTGACGCACACCAAGCGCGACGAGTACTTTGCGGCGTTGATCGCAGCCGCGGCCAAGATGCTGCAGACGGAGGGCATTATCCTCGACATGAGCGACCAGGGCGACCAGCTGCTGCTGGAGATGTACGCCGCGCACCTGCACGAGCGCCGGCAGCAGCCGACCATGGCCATGCCGCGCTACCTGCGGGCAAAAATCAACAATCGGCTCTGCCATCAGCAGATGCAGGGCTAATGCACAACACGCCGGCGTGTCCAGTTTGGACACACCGGCAAAGGAGGGAGACGTGTGTACGATGATGTAATCACTTTGATTGCTATCGACGAGCGCGGCAACGACGTCGGCGAGCACGAGGTGTTTTGCCGGCGCGAAAGCATCACGCGCGCCGAGCACTACCAGGCGGCCGCCGTCGGGCTGCACCCGTCGGTGCAGTTCCGGCTGGCCGACTGGCGGGACTATGACGGCCAGCGCTTTGTCGAGCACGAGGGCAAGCGCTACATTGTCGAGCGCACCTACGAGACGCGCGACGGCGGCCTTGAGATCGTGGTGAGGTGACGGCATGCGCGACGAGACTGTAACCATCTCTACTCTGGACAGGGCAATCACCGGTGCGCTGGAGGAGTACAACGCCGATGTGCAGAGCAAGATCCGCACACTGGTGGACAACGCCATGCGCAAGCTGGTCAAGCTGACCAAGGCGACGGCCCCCCGCGACACCGGCGAGTATGTCAAGCACATCACCTCAAAGACGACCTCCGACACCCCGACAAACTACGCCAAAACGTGGTATGTACGCGGGGAGCGCGCCTACCTTACGCACCTGCTTAACTTTGGCCATGCCAAGGCCAACGGCGGGCGCGTCGAGGGGACGCACTTTTTGGATTTTGCCAAAAAACAGGTCGTCGAGGAGTACCTCGACGCCGTAAAGGAGGCGCTGAGCGGTGGCTGACATCATCTCCACGGTGCTTGATGGCATCCAGCACATCGAGACGTGCTGGGCTATGCCGCCGTCGCTGCCGTATGCCGTGTATCATGACCGGGCGACCCGCCGCGGCGCCGACCTGTACAACGGCATCACCGAGCACAACATCACGATTGAGCTCTACGCGCAAAAGCCCGCCGAGGATCTCGAGGCCCTGATCGAGCAGCGGCTCGACGCGCTCGGCCTTGAGTACGTGCGGGAGGAGCGCATGTGGATCGACACGGAGCACTTTTTTGAGACGGTGTACGATTTTGCGTACACTGAGAAAGGATTTGCATAATTATGGCACTTACAAAACGCAAAGACATCACGCTTGGGTCCGGCAAGCTGTACGTGCAGGAGTACACCGGCACGACGGTCCCGGACACCGATACCATCTGCACGGCTGATAACATCATCGGATATATCTCCGGCGGCGCGACGGTGTCGTACAAGCCGACATACTACACGGCCAAGGATGACCTCGGCCTGGTCTCCAAGACGCTGATCACTGCCGAGGAGGCGACGCTCAAGTCCGGCATTATGACCTGGGACGGCAATACGCTGGCCAAGCTCAGCGCGACGGCGCGCGTCACCGAGACGGATGCCGCCAGCGGCAAACCCGCCAAGCGGTCCGTTAAGATCGGCGGCATCGCCAACGACGACGGGAAAAAATACGTCCTGTGCTTTTGCCACGAGGACAAGGACGGCAAGCGCAAGCTGTACGTCCGCATTGTCGGCAAAAACCAGTCCGGTTTTGAGATCGTGTTTGCCAAGGACAAGGAGACCGTCGTCGACGCAGAGTTTAGCTGCGACCCGATGGACACCGACGGCACGCTGATCTACTACGACGAGGTGTACACGGCATGACAAATCGTTTTACACTTGGCCAGCACAAGGCAATCTTTACGCTGGAGCTGCCGGACGGCCGCGAGCTGCTGCTTACCGTGCCGCCGCTGAGCGTTTTTAAGCGGATGTGGGCTATGCAGGAAAGGCAGGAAAGCGCGGGCGTGGACGAGATGATCGACATCGTCTGCGACATCCTTAACTGCAACCGCACGGGCGCGACGTTTATGCCCAAGGATGTCGCCGGGCTTTTTGCCTTTGACGATCTCGTCGGCTTTTTTGCCGCATACTCGGACTTTGTCGCGGGGGCGACCAAGGCAAAAAACTGACCATCCCGTACTATCCCGATGACGGAGATGGTACGGGATGCCACTACACGATCGAGACGGTCGGCGAGCATCTGGTGGCACAGTATGCCAACATGACTCTGCCGGACGTCTGCGATCTGCTGCTGGACGACTATATGCTGCTGCTGCGCGACGCCTTTATCGCGCGCAAGCTGCAGTCAGCAGAAGGCCGCGAGTATCTGGATAACGCCTGGAGACTGGAGCAAACCGAGCCGGATGTGGACGGGCTGCGCAGCACCTTCGGGCGGCATGAGGAGGTGGACACTTGAGCGGCAAAGGTACGACACTTAAGGGCATCACCGTCGAGATCGGCGGCGACACCACAAAGCTTGGCGACGCGATCCTTAAGGCGCGCAAGTCGGCGAGCAGTCTGAGCGGCGAGCTACGCGGCGTCGAGTCGCTGCTTAAGCTTGATCCCACCAACACCGTCCTGCTTGCGCAAAAGCAGGACATTTTGGCAGAGTCGATCGCCGGCGCGAAGGACAAGCTTAAGATGCTGATCGCGGCGCAGGAGTCGATGTCCAAACAGCTGGCCGATGGCAAGATCAGCCCGGAGCAGTACCGCGACTTTGAGAGAGAGATTGAGTCGACACGCCAGCAGCTCACGCGGCTGGAGGCAGCTGCCTCCGGGACGGACGACGCCGTCGCTGATGTCGGTGACGCAGCCGAGGAGGCCGGCGAAAAGGCCCAAAAAGCCTCCGGCGGCTGGACCGTCTTAAAGGGCGTGATGGCGGATCTCGCCTCGAGCGCGATCAAGGCAGCTGTAAGCACCGTCGTGGACGGCGCAAAAAAGATGGTATCTGCCGGCCTGGAGTACAACCAGGCGATGGAGGGGTACGTCACAAACTTTACGACGATGCTCGGAGGCAGCTCGGAGGCTGCCAACGGCATGGTCGGAAGCCTGCAAAAGCTGGCATCGGCCACGCCGCTGGCCATGTCGGACCTCGCCGGCGGCGCGCAGACACTGCTTGCCTTTGGCGTGGCGTCGGACGACGTGTCCGGCACGCTGCAGCGCCTTGGCGACATCTCGCTCGGCAATGCCGACAAGATGCAGTCGCTCGCCCGCGCCTACGGCAAAGCCACGGCGCAGGGCAAGCTGACCGGCGAGACCGTCCAGATGATGATCGACGCCGGCTGGAACCCGCTGATCGACATCTGCGATCAGACGGGCGAAAGCATGGAGGATGTGCAAAAGCGCATGGCCGCCGGCAGCATCTCCGCCGAGGAGCTGACGCAGGCGGTAAATCACGCGACGGACGCGGGCGGCAAATTTGCCGGCGGCATGGAGGCGGCCAGTAAGACGGTCGCCGGTCTGACGTCGACACTGCAGGACAACGTAAACGCAATGCTGGGCGAGCTGATGCAGCCGGTATCCGACGCGATGCTGTCGACGCTGCTTCCGACGGCGATCGACGCCGTCGACCAGCTGACGACGGCGTTTGAGGACGAGGGCATAGATGGCTTTTCGCGCGTCGCCGGGAGCCTGATCGCGTCGCTGTCCGCGCAGCTGGTATCATACGCACCGCAGGCAATCCCGGCGGCGCTATCCTTTATCGGCGCGCTGGTGACGGGGCTGCTTTCGGCGCTGCCGGACCTGACGGGCACGGCGATCGAGCTGGTGGGCGCGCTGCTGCTCGGCATCGCGGATCAGCTGCCGGGCATCATCACAGCGGCGATGTCCGCGCTGCTCGGCATCGTGGGCAAGATCACGTCCCCCGAGTCGATCATGCTGCTGATCCAGGCTGCGATGCAGCTGATGCTGGCGCTCGCCCGCGGGCTTATCGCGGCGATCCCGCAGCTGATCGATGCCGTCCCTGGCATCATCACAAATCTTGTCGAGTCTTTTTACGCGATGCTTCCGGAGATCATCGGCGTGGGCATCGAGATCGTCATCGCGCTGGCGTCCGGGATCGTGTCCAACGCCGGGCACATCATCGCGGCTGTGCCGCGTCTGGTGGAGACGATCGTCCGCGGTTTTTTGGCAAACGTAAAGTCCTACTGGGATATCGGCAAGTCTATCGTCGACGGCATCCGCAAGGGCATCACGGAGCAGTGGCAGCGGCTTAAGGCGGACGTGTCCAACCTCTTTACGGGCTTGGTCGACTGGATCAAAAAGCTACTCGGCATCCACAGCCCGTCGCGCGTCTTTGCGGATATCGGCCAAAACATGGCGGCCGGCATCGGAGACGGCTGGGCGTCTACGATCGGCAACATCAATCGACAGATCGGCGAGTCGCTGCAGCCGCAGTACGTCGTCGGCGTGGATATGCATGGGCTGTATGCGCAGGCGGCGACGCTGCAAGCAGCCGCTGCTCCGGGCGCCGGCAGCGACGTTGCTGCCGTGCTCGAGCGCATGGACCGCCTCGAGCGCGCGATCACCGGGATGCAGATCTACATGGACGGAGACGCGCTTGTCGGCTCTGTCGCCACGCGCATGGACTATGCGCTCGGCGGCATCTACACAAGCAAGGCACGGAGGACTATCTAATGGCACTATCTTGCAAAATCGGGGGCGTGCAGTACGCCGGCCTGCAGCTGATGGGCGTGCAGATCGGACTGCCGGACATAAAAACGCAGACCGTCAGCGTGCCAGGCGCAGACGGCGAGCTGGATCTTACCGACGCGCTGACCGGCGAGCCTGTCTTTGGCAACCGCACGATCAAGCTTAAGCTGGGTTTTCGCCCGCGCGGACCTTTCGACTTTTACGCTTTCGCCGCTGCCGTGCATGGGCAGCGGCGAAAGCTGGAGCTCGACGGCCGCGACGGCTACTACATCGGGCGGTGCGCGGTCGGCACGCCGGACACATCGCTGGATCGCACGATTTTTGACTTGACGATCAACGCCGACCCTTATCGGCTGGACGGCGCCGAGGTATCTGTAAAGATCCCTGTGCTCGCGGCTGCGGACAACGTCCTGATCGGGCGCAGCGTGACTGCGGTCGGATCATCGTCATCGGTCGACGAAAACTTTGACGTCGTCGGAGACGGAGCAAGCAGCGTGCTACGCATCAAGTCCGTTGTCGACACCGGTGGCGGCGTGTATGGCTACGCACGCTTCCGGCTGCCATGGCCGACCGCCGGAAGCTGCCTTGTGTCCGCGGATATCACCGGCGGGTGGTATACCATCGTGGACGCATCCGGTAAGCCATATGGCGACGGCAAAAGCAGGTGGATCTCCAGCGTGCCGGTCGGCGGACTGTACATGATGCTGGAGACGATCAACCCCGGCGGGTGCACAGCAAGCAACATCAAGCTTTTCCATGCACAGCCCGGATCGCTTGCCGGGCTGTGCAGCGACAGGCTGATGTATCCGGTATCCGACAAAGGCGGTGTGCAGATCTATCGCTGCGATCGCGCGTATGCCCCGGCGACGCTCGGCGACCGCGAGACATCCAGCCCGTATCTGCAAATTCGCAAGACGCCGGACTACGCATACGCGATCGGCGGCGCGGCCGGCGAGCTTAAGCTTACCGGGCGGAGGGGGTGGATCTGATGTACGCGGGCTATACAGACGGTACGTTGCTTTTTGCAGTCGGCATGTCCGGGCGCGAGATCTCTGCCGGCACGCTGCACCGCGCAGTCGGTGAGATCGACTCGGCGGACTTTGTGCTGCCGCCGTCCAACGCCATGCGCGACGTGCCGATCAAGCGCGCGTCCGTTATATCGATCCAAAAAGACGGAGTGGAGATCTTTCGCGGATCCGTGGCTGACACGTCCACGGATCTGCGCGGCAGCCGCACCTATAGCGTGGACGGTGCGATGCTGTGGCTGGGTGATATATGCAAAGCGCCTTTTACGCTGTCACCAAGTACCGTGGAGTACTACGTCACCGCGCTGCTGACGCAGTATAACGCCGCGTGCGCACCTGCGCGCAAGATCTTGCTTGGTACGGTGGACTCCGCGCTGCCGACGCTGTCAGTGCAGCATACAGAGTATGTATCTACGCTGTCGCTGCTGCAGGAGGCCATGACGGACGTCGGCGGGACGATGCGCCTGCGATACGCCGGCGGCAACGTATACCTGGATGTGCACAAAAGCTATCGCCATATGTGCACGCAGCAGGTGGATATCCGCAAAAATTTACTAAATCTTACCGACAAAATCGACGGCGCTAACTTGCTGACGCGCGTCTACCCAGTCGGCAATGACGGGCTGACGATCGACAGCGTAAACGGCGGGGTCTCGTATCTGATCAACGCAGACGCCGAGGCGCTGTATGGCCGCATCGACGGTACGGTGCAGGTAGACACGGATGATCCTGCCGTGCTTAAGTCGACGGCGGCGTCTTATCTTGCCAAAAACTGCGGCTTGTCGCGTGGAATCGAGGTCAGCGCGGCGGACCTGTCCGGTGCAGACACGGAGCTGGAGCCTTTTGATGTCGGCGACAGCGTGCGCGTGGTGTCGCCGCCGCACGGCATCGACACCGTGATGACGGTGTCCAAAATGGACACAAGTCTCGTCGGCGACAAGGACAGTCTGACGCTCGGCTGGGGCAGCAAAACGCTGACCGGCGCCGTCGCCTCCGGCGGCGGGTCATCGGGCGGGGCTGTGGCTGCGTCTGGCGGAGGGATCGACGTGGACAGCGCGCTGTCCGACACATCCACAAATCCGGTGCAAAACAAAATCGTGACCGCTGCGCTGAACAGCAAAGCCGGAACGGCGGTAGCTATGCAGTCCTCGGCTGGCCTGATGTCCGCCGCGGATAAGACTAAGCTGGATGCGCTTGCGGAAGGTGGCGGCGTGACATACATGTCCGCGGACGAGATGCAGGCCATCTGGGATACAAATTGATAAGGGGGTACTACAATGGCAGACGATAACAAAGCGGTTGGGCCGCTGGCGACGGCCAGGTTGGTCGCGCTGATTAAGGCCGAGACGGCAAAAAAGTACGACAAGACTGGCGGAAAAATCGACGGCAGTGCCGAGATCACCGGTGGCCTAAAGGTCGGGATGAGTTCGGAATTTTCCAGTTCCATCAAAGCAGGGAGCGAAATCAGCTCGGATATGCTTCTGATGGCACCGATTGTTGCACTGCACGATCCAGCGACGGAAGAAAGCATTTCTTTCGGCGTGTCCGGTGAGAACGCGGCAAAGGTTACAAGCCCTGTATCTGGCGGCGGGACACAATACGCCCGTATCGCTGTTGGCACGCCTACCGGAGACAATGACGCGGCCACAAAAGCATATGTAGATGCAAAGGTTGGCGCGACGGTATATGTTGATTTCTGGGGGACTGGCCAGTCCGAGGTGTATGACAAAGCCCTCAAGGCGTACACTATTGCACTAAGTTCAAACCAAACTTATGATGCTGTTTTTGACCTGATTAGTTCTGGAGCAAACGTTATTGCACGTTTGTATGAAGATTCGTCAAAAACTGAATTGGTCGCAGAATCCATAGAGGCGCAAATTTCCGGGGATAAAACGCTGGGCAATATCAATTTTTTGTTTTTGCGAGCCGCATCCGGAATTTTTGCTGGGTTTCCCACGATTGCTGATGCTATTTGGGTGACTAAAACTGCCAGCGGCGCGGCCGCATACGCTCTTTATAAATATTGCGCTCTGCCTATCCCCGCTAGTGATAGCACCGACAGCGGCAAAGTCCCGACTATCAACGGGAAGAAGTGGGAAATGAAAAAAGTAGATGCCGTTACAGATGTGGCTACAGAGTCTACAAACGGTTTAATGTCTGCTTCTGATAAGGCCAAGCTAAACGGCATTGCTACCGGCGCAACTAGAACAACGGTGGACAGACTCTTGCTCGATAATTCCGATAATCCAGTCTCAAATAGGGTGCTAAAAGCAGCGCTTGATGCAAAGGCTTACAAGACGGTGGCAACGGCAAAAGCAGACGGCCTTATGTCTGCATCTGACAAGAGCAAACTTGATGGTATCGAGTCCGGGGCAAACAAAACCATCGTGGACGCGGCGCTGGATGCGTCCAGCACGAATTCAGTCCAGAACAAGGCCGTCAAGGCCGCGCTGGATAACAAAGCGGACAAGACGGCGTTGGATAACAAGGCAGATACCACCGTTGCTACGGCCAGTGCAAATGGCCTGATGTCCGCTGTCGATAAGGAAAAACTGGACAGTATGTACGACATTGTCGCTACATCCACGGATGGAGAGACATTTGACATTACACCTGCACAGTTGCATGAAAAACTGAAAGGTGTTCCAACCACCTGCGCAATCAAGGTTGTGGATACAATCATCCCGTTGTATCGAGTGCAGTTGCAGAGTGGTGGGGACACAAGGTATATTTTCCAAATCACAAAGGACAATGGAGTTTGGGAACCCAATACAAGACTGACGTATACTGCATCGGCTGGCGGTACATATGCGGGTACAACATGGGGAAAGTCCGAATATGATTTGCTTGCAAGCACTCCCGGCATCCTGAAATTCACTGGCGCTGCCAAGGCGCAGTTTAGCGGTTCAGAAGATGTGACCGTAGACATCCCGACAGGAGAAGGTTCTGTTCGGTACGATGAAACGCAAAAACTGACATCCGATCAGAAGTTTCGCGCGTGCCAAAACATTGGGGCGGTCAACCAAAAGCACGCGTTTATTGATGGCACTGTAATATTGCAGGCAATCGGGCATGATGACGGGGCAAGTGTTGTAAACATTACGCCAAGCGAAAAAAGCAATGACTACACGCTTGCGCTTGACGCTGGGCCTGAAAATGTACCGGTATGTGTGTCCGGCATTGAAACCCCGACAGATGCGCAGACGGACTGCGCGGCAAACGTGGCCTACGTCAAGGCAAAAGTTGCCGAAGTTGCCGCCAGCGGCGGCGTGGACGTGGATAATGCGTTGTCGGCGACCAGCACCAACCCGGTGCAGAACAAAGTCGTGACTGCCGCCTTGACCGGCAAAGCCGGTACGGCAGTGGCGACCACGTCCGCCAACGGTCTGATGTCCAAGGCGGATAAAACTAAGTTGAACGGAATCGCGGCGGGTGCAACAAAGATCACCATTGACAGTGCCATGTCTGGGTCGTCAAACAACCCCGTCGCAAACCACGTCGTCAAGCAGTACGTCGACGACAAGGTGGCTGCTGCTGGCAGCAATATCACTGTGGACGCGACGCTATCCAGCACCAGCACCAACCCGGTGCAGAACAAAGCGATCAAGGCAGCGATTGACGCCAAGGCCGACAAGACCGCGTTGGATGCAAAGGCGGACAAGACTGCACTTGACGCCAAGATGGACAAGTCCGGCGGGACTTTTACGGGCAATGTCTCCGGCAAGTATTTTTGCGGTACATGGCTACAGTCCACTGCCGCTAGCGATCTTGGGCGTACACCGGGCAAGATTGCCGTGCTGGACGACAGCGGCTGGATGTACTATCGCACGCCAGCCGAGCTGTTTGGCGATCTTGGGATTGCCAACGCGATCAGGTCCTACGTTGATACTGCAATCGTAGCAGCAATCAACAGCAGCTATTAAGGTGGTGAAACGATATGCCTACTAATGTGACACTTACAAATCAAGTAGCGAATAGCGGGAAAGGTTGGTTTCCGGCCACGCGTGGAAACTGCACGTGGCAGTTGTCGAGCATCACGCCGGGCGATGGTGCCGCGTCCAGTATCAAGATCATCCCTTCCGGCGCGGGGGAGGTAACGCTGACGTCGGCGTCGCACAAACTGATTGCATCACACAAGTACTATATCAGCTTCAAGGTGCGCTTTGCGGCAGCCACGCAGGGCACTTGCGATTGGTACTGGCCAGTTGCCGAGCCTTGTGCAGCGCAAAACATGGCTTTTAATGTTGCGGCGGAAACGTGGGTGCGCCTGTCGGCGGTATTTGAGCGCACAAGTTTTAGCAATGGCAGTTACCCTTGCCGCTTCGATTACAACAACAATAACGGAAAGAACACGCCGTTTTGGTTCACAAGTTGTATGCTGATCGACCTGACCGCCGCCTTTGGTGCTGGCTTGGAGCCAAGCAAGGATTGGATGGACAAACACGTGACGGCATTTGCGGATTCGCAGAAAGTTCAGTACATAGAAAACCTTGGCGAGCTGTTTGCGGGTATCTCCAGCGCGATCCAAACGAAAAGTGGCCAGTCGGGCAAAATCTTTGCGTGTGATTTTATAGATAAAATCCTCGCGCTGTGATGGAGGTGATGGTATGAGCATCGACATCGTGGAGGCCGTCGTGACGGCCAACAAATGCTATCAGGTGGCTATCCCGCTGCATCCGCAGGGCATCATGCTGCATAGCATCGGCTGCCCGCAGCCCAACGCGGCGGTCATGGCACACCGATATAACACGTATCAGCCGGACGGCCAGAGCGTGTGCGTGCACGGCTTTGTGCAGCGCGACGGCACGTACTACCACACGCTGCCGTACAACCTGCGTGCGTGGCACTGCGGGGGCAGCGCCAACCAGACCCACATCGGTATCGAGATGACGGAGCCCGCGAGCATCGTCTACACCGGCGGCGCGAGCTGGCGCGACCTTGACCCGGCCGCGACCGAGGCGCACGTGCGCGGGACGTATGCAGCGGCGGTGGAGCTGTTTGCGCAGCTGTGCGAGCAGTACGCGCTCGACCCGCTGGAGGACGGCGTGATCATCAGCCACGCCGAGGGCGCGGCAAGAGGCATCGCCAGCGCGCACGCAGACCCCACACACCTGTGGCGGGCCTTTGGGCTGACGATGGACGGATTTCGTGCCGCCGTCGCCGAGGCGATGGCCGCAAAAAATACAGTCGAGGAGGACGACGATATGATCAGATACCACAGCATCGACGAGATGCCGAGCTACTACCGTGAGGAGGCGGCGCAGCTGGTGGACTCCGGCGCGCTGCAGGGCGACAACGGCGACCTTAATGTGTCGGAGGACATGATCCGTGGCGCGATCATCGGCATGCGCTATGCCGAGGCACGCAACCCGCGCTATTACAGCCTGGACGACGTGCCCGCATGGGCGCGCGAGGAGACGCAGCGGCTGATTGACCGCGGCGCGCTGGCCGGTACGGGCGGCGGCAAGCTGGATCTTTCGCTGGATATGCTGCGCACGATGATCGTGTGTCAGCGGATGATGGACGGTGACGCCAAGTGACTACATATCAGTGGCTGTGCCTGCTGGGCGTCCCGTCGCTGCTGATCGCGGCACTGCTGGCCATGATCCGGCATCTGGCGGCGCAGATCCAGCACGATCGCGCGGACACAGCGGCGACAAAGCTCGGCGTGCAGGCGCTTTTGCGCGCGCAGATGATCTCCGACTACAACAAATGGTCGGATCGGGGCTATGCCCCGATCTACGCAAGGCAAAATTTTGAAAACTGCTGGGGGCACTACCATACTCTCGGCGCAAACGGCGTGATGGACGACATCCGCACGAAATTTATGCAGCTCCCGACGCGGGAGAAATGATAAAGAAAGGATGATAAAAATGGAACTTGGTATTGCATCTGTGGCGGCGATCACCGCCATCGCGTATCTGCTGGGTATGGCTGTCAAAGCGACCGAGGCCGCGGATAAGTGGATCCCAATCATCTGCGGCGCGGCCGGCCTGGTCCTCGGCGTCGTCGCGTGGGCGATGGGCGTGCCGGACTATCCGGCGCACGACTGGCTTAACGCTGCCGCCGTCGGCATCGTGTCCGGCTGGGCGGCGACGGGGCTTAACCAGAGCGTCAAGCAGCTGACGGACAATAAATAATCGGGCATAGCAAGGCCGCCGGAGCGTAAGTGCTCCGGCGGCCTTGTGATTTTAAATTTCTGTGCCATCTGGCAGCGTAAACTTGATGTTGACTTTGCAGCCGAGTGCTTCTCCGATGCGCTCCCATTCTTCTACGGTAAATTTCCCAGTATTCAGCCGTTTGTTAAGCAGCTGGGGGGACCATCCGAGCCGTCGCGCTAGCTCGGAGTTTGTAATCCCAAAATACGCAAGCTTCATTTCAATTATTTGCCGCGCTGTCACGGTATCACTTCCTTCTGTTAGATAGCATAACCTATTTAGTTTAACGTGTCAACTAAGAATTTTCTGAAATATCCGAAAAAGCTAAAATACAGGGTTGACATTATAAACCGTTTAGTTTATAATAATACTCGTAAGGCAGAGGGGAACCTCTTACGAAAGGAAGTGAGGGAATGACCGAGATGAACGTCACAGAGGCGCTGCTGAAAGCAATCCTCGAACTCATCGAGAAGTGCGAAACGCTTGAAGAACTTCGCGAGAGCGTCAAGCGCATCATGCATGAGTAAACAAAAAGAGTAGCGGCACCGACCAAAGCCCCGCTACTCGCACCCGAGAAGGTGAGCCGGGAGCCTTACCCCGGCCACCTTGATTATAAACCGAGTAAGGCAGGAAAATCAAGGAGGAAACACTATGAAGTACGAAGTCTACGAAAACAACGGCGGCGGCGTGACGCTTGCCATCCTTAACGACGATTGCGAGCCGGTCGCACTGTTCGAAAACTGGGAGTACGGCGACCGTGGCAATCTGGCTGACGTTCTGCGAGAGCTCGCCGCTGACACGACTGCCTGGCGCTGCTGGGAGGGAGACATGGTCGAACGCATCGCATCCGAGTGGCCGTACAGCGGCGAGGCAGAGCCGCCAACGCTCGCCGAGCTTTACGACGAGATCAGTGGGAGCGATGATTGCATCATCGACAGCGACGGCGATATGATTCCCGCGCAGCGCATGGGCGCCGCGGCTCTCAAGGCACTTGGCCTGAGCCTTGAGGATGACGATCAGTAATGCGTGCGGCAATCTATATCCGTGTATCAACGAGCGAGCAGGCGGCAGAGGGATATTCCCTCGCCGCCCAGCGCAAGAGCTTGATGCAGTGGTGCAATGGCCGCGCCTATGATGTAACCGGCGTGTATGCGGACGAAGGGATCAGTGCGAAGGACATCAAGCATCGACCGGCAATGCTGCAGCTGCTATCCGATGTGCAGGCCGGAGAAATCGACGTTGTGTGCGTCTGGGCGCTTAGCCGATTGACGCGCAGCGTTGCTGACCTATACAGCGTGTGGGATTTGTTTGCGGCGCACAACTGCGGGTTAATTAGCTACACAGAGGCTTTTGACACGACCACGCCGACCGGGCGCGCAATGATGGGCATACTCGGGATTTTTGCTCAGATGGAACGAGAATTTACGGCCGAACGTGTCAGCGCGGCGATTGCCGAACGGGCAGCGCAGGGAAAGCGGACGTGCAATGAAGTCCTTGGCTATGACCTCGATGGCAAGGACAGCCTGAAGATCAACCCGGCGGAAGCGGAGCGCGTGCGGTATATTTTTGATCGTTACCTGGAATATCGCAATCTGTCGGCCGTTGCCGAGCTGTGCAGATTGCGCGGCTACACCGGGAAACGCGGTAGAGTACAGACTGCCGAATCAATCCGGCGGATACTTATCTGTCCGGTATATGCTGGCTACAACAGCTATAAGGGCCAGTTGTACAAGGGGTGTCACGCGCCCATAATATCTGTCAAAGATTACAATCGTGTGCAACGGATACTACAGCAGCGAGGGAAGCGAGTCAGGATACTGTATCAGCAAATCAAATGACAAACTGCGGTGGCATAGGGATAATCATGGGGATATATATTTGCGCCATATCTCACAATGCAGTAATACCAATGCATAGTGGCAATGCACACCATGCTTGACGTGCGGAGGGTCACAGGTTCAAGTCCTGTATCGTCCACCAAAGGTCCACCGTAAGAAATTGCGGTGGGCTTTTTTCTTTATCCGACTGCCCGGCGCAAAAATGCGCCGGGCTTTTATTGCCAAATTTTGTACGGGCGATTGAGGTTTTTGCAGATCTGTGCTACAATGCTTCTGGCAATGCACAGTGCTGCGGTGCGCGATGGAGGTGCGGGTG